TGGCATCATGATTAGGTCCGGCAAGTGGATTATCTTTTATGGCTACACCATTATTTGTAGCATCAATAGAACTAAATAAAACTGAATTTCTTCGTATCGGAATATTAGTTAAAGTTCCGGAATATACTGCGGCAACTCCGGTTCCGGTACCTATTGAAGTTATAGATGTTGTCGTTAAAGATTGGGCGTTAAATATTTCCGGATCTTCAAAGTAAGACATTTCAGACCCGCCAACATATACCGGAGCACTAACGGTAAGAAATTTATTATTAAAATTATAAAAAGGACTATTATCATCAGTGGTATTGTTACTGTAAGTTTCTATATAAGCATCAAGATAAAAATCTAACGTTTTATTTAAAGGCAACGAGTTAAGAATAGATGGAAAATCATAAAGAATAAATCTATTTACATACTTCTTGATCTCGTTATCAGTTATTTGTGATTGAGAAGGTCTGTTAGTAAGCCTGCGAACAGTAATAAGTATTTCTCCAAGAGTAGATAAAGTAGAATCGATAGTTGCCATACCATCCTTTCTTATACGGGGTCATAAAGACCCCGTCTTCATTACCACTAATTCTTTAAAAAGACTCTACTTTAAGAATCTTTTCGTTTCCATCAAGTTCAGATATCTCTTCAATATCCAAAAAATCTAAATTCTGAAATCTAAACCTAGGTCTCTTTCTTACAACCCTCATCTTACTCTCGGATGTCGCTCCTTTAACCATCTCCTTGTCTACGGCTTCATATTCCGGAAAACCACAAGAGTTTATATGCTTTGCCACACCAAGTGGAATAGTTTTTTGTTCTCCATCTTTAAATGTATAATTAGTAAGCGTATCCCCTTTATACTTAATATAATCGAACGAAGTACCCATACCGGGAGCTTCTATATTATGGAATATCCCTCTTACCATCTTACTATCTCTGTTTCTGTAATACTCCATGTTCTTGCCTACAATAGGTCCTCTTGGAATAGTATCGGTTACTATAGTAGGTTTTGGAACCTGAACCGTTGGTTTACCTGTAATAGTTTTAGGCTTTGCAACCATGGGCTTAGTTGCTTCTTTTTTTTGAACTTCCGTCATAATTTCTCCTTAAAGTAAAGGGGGCAAAGGCCCCCTGTAATCGCTATTGATTGAATGACTTTCCGGCCATCCAGTAAATAACATCATTAATGGCTCCGGCAGGACCGGTACCAGTTGTTCCTTCTTTCAAAATCATGCCGATAAAGGCTTGATTTGTAACAGCATCCTCAAATGTATAGTTGTATGTTCCGGTTGTTCCTTGACCCATAGGCATTACTTGAGCTTGTGTAAATGCTCCATGTGTTACAAGGTTTGCTATTGTTGGGAATGCAAATGCAGTAAATCCTGTTGTGTCAATATTAACTGTAAACGTCTGAGGCCATACACCTGCAGCTGAAACGGCAGTTACAACACCGTCAAGTCCGTCGATTTCTACCATACCGTAAACAGCATGAGGAATCGAGAATTTAACTCTTTGACCTTCCAACAATCCATGATCAACAAGTGTTGTTACAATAGCACTTGCAGCTTGCGTAATATTGGAAATCAATCTTGCAGATGGTTTAATGAGTTTATATTCCTCAATATTATGAGCTACCAGTCTCCATGTGCCGGCACCTGCGATAGCTCCTGGTTGTGTTGCTAAAGTGTTAGCTAAACGGAAACTTGTAGCAGCTGTAATAGTATCAACTGTAAAATCTAAGCCGTTTATATTAGTATGATCGGTACTGTTAATACGCACAACAGCTCCATTAGAAAGACCTGTAGTAGTACCAGTTGAATATAAAGGTCTTGTTGCGTCTGTTCCCGCTGTTGTTGCTATTAGAGCACCAAGAGTTTGGTTGCCTGTATTGATCGCTGTAAAACCACCCAATAAAACCGTAGAAGAAAGTGTAGCGTTTGCTGCAAGACGAAAGTACACTACTCCACTTGTACCCATACCTCTTTGCCAAAAGTATTCTGTTCCGGCATTGATATTTGTTGCCGCTGTTTCTGTAAAATTAATTACCCTTAACCAATCCATATCGGATAAAAGTTTGATGGTATAATTTGCCCCCGTAGAGGTAAAATATCCCTGTTGTATGATATCATTATTCATTATATTCCTTTAACCTAATGTGCAACGGAATTTAGCAATCCAAGCATCGTTTACAATTCCGCAACCTGTACGCATCTTCCATGCTGCAGTGCTATACAGATTTGCATAACCGCTATGTTCAGGACCATGATAAATAAATTGTGAATTGTAGTTGTTTTGATCGACATAAACATACGAATCTCTGGCGCAACAGAAAATGTCATAAACATCTGCACCAAGAAGAGAAGCAGCCGTTTCTTTTGCAGCTTTAGGACTCAAGAAGAATCTTAAATTTCCCGCAGAGCCCCATTCGGATTCAATTACATCGGCAGGATTTGGATAATTCCAGGTATTAACAAAACCTTCTATTTCCTCAAGCTGACCGATAAGATCGGTATGTCCGAGTGCCATGTACGCCGCACGTATCGGTGCGGATCCAAATTTGTTTTCACCGGCTTGACCCGATAAGAACGTCTTACCCGAATGATTCTTTAAAGACTTGACAACCCCGTCGACATCCGAACGAGCCAGGTTTGTTGGAGTATCTCCGTTAAAACCACCCGTTGCATTGATATATACAGGAGTTGCTGCAAGTGTATCTCTAATTAATTGGTCTTCTGTTTCCCTTAAGCAGATACCAAGAGATAAAGCCGCTTCATTTAAAGCACTGTCCTGATTACACATAATTACATCTTCATAAATTGCAACACCGGTTGTGTATGTTTTAAGACGAATGTCAAAATCAGCAACAGACATAAGTTGTAATGCAGGATGCGTTCCGGTTCCATCAAGAGGAATAACTGCAGGATCTAAATTACCAGGTCTTCTCATGCGAAAGATGTTACCGCTTTTATTAGGCATAGTCCTTTTCATTGCGGGCATCTTGTGAATAAGGTCAGGTTGCTCAACAGCCAAAAGCACATTATCAAAATAGATTTGTACCGGTGCTGGCAACTGAGTTTGTGTATTGATTGCCATTAGAAATCCTAAGTATAAAAAACAAACTTTTATACCTAAGTGGACGAAGCTCAGTAAGATTTTTGCGTCCCGTGGTTGACGAATCCACATTTGCGTCGAATGCAGGTAGATGAGTCCTGCTAATTTACATCGATTGATTTATTATAAACCTAAAAATAAAACAAAAACAACTATTGAATAAATTCGCCTACGCTAAAGCTATGGCGGAATAAAATACCCCGAGCCATCTCGGGGCGGAGAAAGACGCAAGCGTTCTTGCGTTTTATTATGAAAAAATTTACATAAAACCCTTTTTAGAAGCGTATTCTTGAGCCTGACGATAAATCTTCATTCTGGCCTCCTTAGTGGCCCCTCCCGCAAAAGCATTGGCCATCGACAACGGACTATCACCTTGCTGAGTATTTAAGGCCGGTTTAGGCTTAGCAAGATTTCTGCTTGCTCGCTCGTTTTCTTGATCATATGGCGTCGTGTCTTGCTCTATCCCGAACTTCTTTATAAGCGTATAAGCCGACTTAGCCTTTACATAAAGATCAGGATTAGAGTTTATAGTTTGAGCTAACTCAGGATATGTCAGCCTCAAGACCTCAAGGTTGTCTTTAGAGACAACTTTATCAAAGTCGGGATATTCTGACTTAAGTCTGGTTTCTGTTGTCATTAGAGACGAATTTTGTTGGTATTGTTCAAGTTGTCTTTCAAGGTTCTTTATCTTTTTACTCACCTTGGAAAGATGTTTACCCTCAACATAATCATCCTGATTAAGACCGAGGTCATCTTCAACTTCTTGTTGCGGTTGAACTTGTTGCCTTGACGACTCCATTTCTTGCAACTTGCGTCGCATCTCGTCACGTTCTTTTTCTACCCTTTCTTTCTCTTCCCTAAGCATTCTAAACGATTTTTGAGGCATACCCTCAGGCTGCTCCTTAGGCTTAACTTCCTGAGAAATTTCTTCAGGCTGTACGACTTCCTGAGGTGCTTCCTCATGAACTATAACGTCTTGCGTGTTTATTACTTCTTCATTTTCCATATCATTCTCCGTTCAATTTTTGCGCTAACTTCAATAATGTACCGTCTTTCAACCTTTGATATTCTTTGTATAAAATTTTTTGATCATCAGTAAGAGAAAAGTAATTGTCTTCTAAAAATTTACATATCCTTACCGGCAATAACTGCCAAAGCAACTCAACCTTGTTCTCATTACGTATATAACGATATGTTATTTGACCGGGTAATGGAGTTGGACATTTATTAAAACAAAAAGGAGCACCGTGTACTAAATTAAACGTCAATCTCTCTTTCTTGATCTCAAAATGTATAAAAAAATCACCTTTAAATTTTTCTTTACCCTGCTCAACAATATCTTTGAGCAAACTTTGATGATCTCTAGCCATATCTATAGTCGTACTAGGATCAAAACCGCCATCTTTAATGGCCTGATAAGCAAGATCGGCTACAATCTTGCCCTTTGGTTCCTTTTTAACCTCAGACTGTTTTCTTTCTCCAATAACTTCTATCAAGCTACTTTCCTTCTTTTTCAGGCGCCTTTTTAAACAGTTTTCCAAAAGTGAAAATATTAATAAATGACTTTAAACATTCAATAATGAAATTAAGTATCTTTGTTACAAGTTCATTCATGTTTATACCTTAATATCAGTTGGTTTTGGTTGTGGCTTAGGCTTTGGAGTCTTAATTATCGCCATTACTTACTCTTCTTTTTAGGACCTACACCCTTTTTACGCTTCTTTGTTTTTTTATTCTTACTAAGTCCGGCTTCGCTTAACGCGATTGCTATAGCAGCCTTAGGATTCGTTACAATAGGTCCTTTTTTAGACCCACTATGCAAACGTCCGGATTTAAATTTTTTCATTTCTGTCTCAATAACTTTTTTAGGTTTCATTCCTTTTATCGGCATATTTTTCCTTTAAGACCGAAGGGAGCACATGCCCCCCGCGCTTAGAGAGTAGATAGAAGTTATTTCTTTTTAGGTTGTCTTACCGATCGCTTTCTGGTTACCGGTTTACCCATAACCTTATCAGCGATCTTCTTGTACTTATCGTTTTTTCTTATCATCAAAGGCATGTTACTTGCTCTTGGATACGTTCTTTCTTACAAAAGAATTATCCTTTGAGATTTGTTTATCAATTACCCCAATGCCCGATTCGTAAGTTTGCCCAAGAGCCATATTAGGATCCTTGACAATCTTTACAAAATCACCAAGAGGTACACAACCGGGCTTGCTCATATCTTCTGAAAAGATATTCAGATCTTTCAAGTTGCTATTGTTGTTATAGAATCTTGCCATATTGGCTCCTTCGTAGTAACTGTTCATTGTTTATATAATGAACAAGGTTAATAATAAAACACCTCTAACTATGAGGTTTTCCAATAAAAAATTGTCTCTTGTTATTTTTTATTCTACTTAATGTAGCTTTACTTACATGATAATCTAAGGCAATTTTTATACTTTGTTCTCCATTTATTAATCTCTTTTTTATTTCGCAAATTTCATCTTGCGCATAAGATTAGTTAAATACAATATTAATGCCAACGAAAACAACTTCATTGTTGAACTCCCAACTGTTCTCCAAGTTGAACTTCGGGTTGTTCTTGTTGTGCCGGTTGCTGTTCTTGTTGGAGTTTGGAATCATTTATAATAGCTGCACCCATTATATCCGCCTTCATGTCCTCACCCTTAGGCTCTTTAAGAACCTGGATCATACTTAAAAGCTTATTGATCTGGTTGAGATCAATGTCGTCAAGCTCTTTAATACTCTTTAATACATTAAGCGTTGCCTGGGTATTATCTTTCTCGGAAGCATTTTTTCGCTCTTCCATTAAACCCATATTGGAATAAACCCTGGACTCTCTTTCCATGCGCAACCCGATATCCGCCTTAGCTCTCGCTTGAGATAGTTCAGCCCTAGCCATAAGCTCTTGTTGCTGAACCTGTTGCGCTTGCCGAGCTTGTTGAGCTTGTTGCTCTTGGGTTTTATTAATGCTGTCAATAAGATTCTTCTTGTTTTGGACTGTTGCGGCCTGGATCATAACATCATCAGGTATAGGTATATTAAGCTCCCTAAGGCGATATAATTGAGCAAATTCCATCTGCTTTTGCGTAGAGGTG